CGAGCGCGAGCAATCCCCGGTCGATCCGATGGCCTTAAATCCGAACTTGGTGATCTCGAGCGACGTCGGACAGGTCCCGGCCGCCGGCGCCATGCTCGCCGCGAACGAAGCGGCCGCCCGCACCGAAGAGATCGCCCCGACCCTCTTCAAGGCGGCGACCGATTGCGCGTTGAGGCACGGCACATGAAGCAGGCTTGTATCGATCTCGTCGGCGGACTCCTCGGTCGCCCTCCCGTCGCGAAGGAAACCGCCGGCCTCGAGGACCGGGTGCGGCTGCACATGAAGCTCCTCGCCCGAAAAGATCCCGACGCCTGGCGCGCGCTCTCGCTCAACGAGCGCATGACGCAGGCGGCGCAGGCGGCGGCGCAAGATCTGATCGCTGAGCTCCAGAAGCAGCAGCAGCGCGTCGCGCTCACGATCCAAGCTCACGACAAGATCGAGCAGTTCCTCGCGAACCAAGGGATCAAGAAGCCGGGCGACAAGCTGCGCGCGCTCTCGCAAGTGCTCGACTTCGACACGAAGGGCGGCGGGTTTACCTCGGCCGCGAGTTGGGTGAAAGCGATTCAGGAAGAGACCTTCGGCCAGCTGATCGATACCTGGACGGCCTCGCATCCGAAATTCTTCGGCCTCTTCGAACACCAAGAAGGCACGCGCGACCTTGTGCGGGAGATCTTCGGGGAGGACACCGGCAACGCCGCAGCGAAGGCCGGCGCGAAAGCGTGGCTCAAGATTACGGACGGCCTGCGCGATCGGTACAACGCGGCCGGCGGGGATGTCGGGAAACTCGATGAATGGCATTACCCGCAAAGCCACAGCCAGCAGCGCATCGGCAAAGCCGGGTTTGAACGCTGGGCCGCCGATACCTTGCCGCTCCTCGATCGCACGAAGTACGTGAACGAAGATGGCACGTCGATGAACGACGGCCAGATGCGGGATTTCCTCGGGGCCGTCTACGACTCGATCATCACGGACGGCAACAACAAGCGCGACACCACGCGCCCGCAAGGCTACGGGCTGCAGGCGAACCGGGGCGGGGAACATCGGCAGGTGTTCTTCAAGGACTCGGCGAGCTATCTCAGCTATCAGGGCAACTACGGCGATAAGTCGCTGTGGAACGTGCTCACCGGGCACGTGCGCGGCTTGGCGCGGGACATCGGTGTGGCCGAGACCTTGGGGCCGAATCCCGATCAGGTATTCGGAGCGTTCAATCAGCGCGTGCTGACGGAGGAACTACGCGCGAATCCGACGAAGGCGGCGAAGCTGAACAAGGCCGCCGTATTCAACGACAAGCTGCTCGACTACGTGAGCGGACGGCAGCAGGTGGTCGATACCGAGCTCGCGGCGAAGTTCCAAGGATTCCGAAACTTCATGACCGCCGCGAAACTTCCGAAGGTCATCATCACCGCGCTCGGCGACGAAGCCGGGATGGCGGCGACCGCCTTTGCCAATAAGGTGCCCTACAGCGAAACGTTCCTGCGCGAAATGGCGACCCTCAATCCCGCAAACGGTCGCGACCGCGCGATGCTCGAGCAGAACGGCATTGGCCTCAACTCTATGATGGGCGGCCTCAACCGTTTCGGGCAGGAGGAATACGGTTCGGGGTGGACGGGGAAACTCGCGAACTTCGTGATGCACGCCTCGGGAGCCGAACGCATGTGGGACGCTCGCCGGCAGGGACTCGCCTCCATCCTCATGAGTTCGCTCGCGAAACTCACCCGCGAGCATGCGACGTTCGCGGATCTGAACCTAGCGGACCACGGGGTGCTCGCGAACAAAGGCGTGACGGAAGCCGACTGGCAGGTGTGGCAGAAGGCCGAGCCCGAGCTCTGGCAGGGCGAGACCCCGATGATTACGCCGAAGTCGATCCAAGCCATTCCGGACGAGGCGATCGCGCACCTCGGAGATCCCACCGCACTGCGGCGCCACGCTTCCACCCAGCTGCTCGCGCACGTGCTCGAGGAGGCCGGCATGGGCGCCATGGACACCGGACCGCGGCAACGGGTCACGCTGCAACTCGGCACCACGAAAGGCACCTACGGGGGCGAGCTCCTGCAGAGCGTGCTCCTGTTCAAGTCCTTCGCAGCCTCAATGATGATGAAGCATTGGGCGCGCGCTGCGCAGATGCCTGGTGCCGGCTCGAAGTTCGGCTATATCGCGCCCCTCATTGTGTACGGCACCGTGATCGCCGCGCTCGGCAACCAGATCCGGAACGTGCTTGCGGGCAAAGATCCGGCCAACATGGCGAGCCCCGCGTTCTGGGGCGCGGCGGTCCTGCGGGGCGGCGGCCTCGGATTCTTCGGGGATTTCTTCTACGACGAATTCACCGAGCAGGACACCTCGCTCGCGGCGGCGCTCACCGGCCCCATGGGTACCACGGCCGAAGATATCTGGAAGCTGACGGGGGCGGCCGCGATCCATCACGCGCGCGGGCAGCGCACCGACGAAGGCGGGAACCTCGTCCGTTTCGGCAAACAGAACCTTCCCGTGCTGAGCCTCTGGTACCTCCAAGCCGCGATGGATCACATCCTGTGGAACCAGATGCAGGAAGCGGTGAGCCCGGGGTACCTCGAGCGGATGCAGGCGAAGGCCGAAGCCATGAAGGGGACGAGCTGGTACTGGCGTCCCGAGGACCGCGTGCCCGAGCGCGCGCCCGACGTATCGCTCTCGAAAGTGTTCAACACCGATCGCGGGATGGCGGAAACGCAGCGCATCGCTTCATCGGTAGGACTGGAGTAAAAGATCCTCATGACGATTTCCTCTACCGTCACCGACAAGACCGCGACCGCGAACGGGTCGACGACTCAGTTCCCGTTCCCGAACAAGATCTTCTCGGCCGCTGATCTGGTGGTGCTGCTCACCGACCTTTCGGGCAATACCTACGCCTTCACGGGCGGCCCCACCACGTTCACCAATGCCGCCACCGGTTTGTCCTATACCGTACAGAACGTCGATGTCGACACGGGCTGCACCGTCGTATTCAGCGCGGCTCCGACCAACGGCTGGACCGTCGACATTCGCTCGGCCATCGCCGAAGTGCAGAGCACGTCGATCAAGAATCAGGGAAACTTCCTGCCCGAGCTCCACGAGGAGTTCTTCGATCGCGCGACCCGCATGCTGCAGGATCTGCTGCGGATTACCTACACCTACGGAATTCACGGACCCGACACCGAAACGACGCCCTGGCCAGCGCTTCCCAACGCTGCAGGCCGGGCGAACCTCGCGCTGATCTTCTCGGGCGCGGGACTGCCGACCGTGGGCACTCCGATCTCCCAGACGCTGGCGGTCTCTCAGATCCAATTCTACGGCACCGATTCCGGTACCGCGAACGCCTACGTCGTCGCAGTGACCTCGCCCTCGGTCGCGTTTTCCCTCACGGCGGGCGTCCTCGTCCGTTTCACTGCTCTCAATGCCGACACCGGAGCCAGCACTCTGAACGTCGCGGGTACGGGCGCGCAGCCCGTCATCGGACAGACCGGAGCCGCGCTCACGGGCGGGGAGATCCTGACCACGGGACCGACGTGGGTGCAGTGGACCGGAACGGCGTGGCAGATCGTCGGGACGGGGGTGGAGCCGGCGAATGTGAGGACCGCCGCCGAGATCGCGGCGTCCGTTACGCCCACCTACTACTACTATCCTCCCGGAGACGTGCGCCGCTACGGCGGGGACTTGACCGGGGCCACCGACTCCACCACCGCGCTCCAGAACCTCGTGTACGTGTGCCAGCAAACGACGGCCGGCACGAACGGAGTCGAAGGATTCATCCCCCAAGGGACCCTCAAGATCTCAAGTCCGATCGTCTTCAACCAGCCCTACATCAAGCTGCGCGGAGCGGGGATGTGGCAGAGCGTCATCAGCTATACCGCCTCGAGCGGCGATGTGTTTTCGATCAGCGGATCGATGAGCTCTTGGCGCCCGACGATCACCGACCTCTGCATTTCGGCCGCCGCGACGAGCGGCATGGCGATCAACGCGAGTGCTGTGACGAACTTCCTCTACGATTTCTGTTTTCGCAACCTCGTCACGATCTCCGGCGGGACGTGCTTTGCGACCCCGGCGACCTCGGGGAGCAACCTCTTTTCGGGAATCCTCGACAACTGGATCGGGCAGTCGACGAACGGCCACACCTTCCTGCTCGATGTCGGTCCCTCGGTCACGCTCACCAACCTGTACGCGAGCAAATGCGGAACCGGAAAGGCCGGCTACCGGATCGCCGGCAATGCGACCCTCATCAACTGCAACGGCCTCGACTCGGGAGACTACTGGTGTGTGGCCGGCCAAGACACGACCGCGAGCGACGGGTTCCAAAACGACTTTCCGAGTCTGGGGAACGTGTACCCGGGCCTGCTGTTGATCGACTGCAACGTCGAGTCGTTCAACCTGCAGGGCGTCGAGCTCCATAACAGTTTTAGCTACCTCGAGATGCTGGGGGGCTCGATCACGCGCTCGCTGGCACCGGCCTACAATTCCATGATCCGGGCGCGCTACGCGCCGCTCGTGTCCGGCACGCCGATCCGCCTCAAGCTGACGTCCGTCAACCCGAGCGGCGGCAATCCGACGCTGCTCGCCGGCACGCCGACGAGCACCCCGTTTGCTTACCTCTACGCGGACCGCGCGGGCGTGTTCTTCGAGGACGAGACGGGGCAATTCATCAACCAGCCCGGCTACTACAACGCCGGCTACGGGCAAATCGTGCCCGTCGTCGATCGCAACGTCACCGCGGACGTGTACGCGGACTTCGCCGAGAACTTCTCCGCCGTCACGGCCCGACGCCTGTCGCTCCAGATGGTGCGCTATGCCGTCCCCGCCGCCTTGACGCCGGTCGGCTCCAATCAGGCGATCAACGTCACGGGCTATACCCGAGTGACGGTGACGCCGGCGGCCGCAGCGTCCATCAGCACCGCGACGTTCACTCAGACCGTCGGCGGCGGCGTCGATGCCGCCCGAAACGGGGACCTCGTGATCGAGGCGGGCAACGGCAACCTGACCATCAATTATTCCGCCGCGGCCTATGGATTCCGGACCGCCGCGAACGCGACCACGGGCACCTATGCCATGACCGCCGGACAGGTCGCGCGCTTCATGTTCTCGATCACGAACAGCTGCTGGATGCAGGTGTGACCGCGTGAGTGGGCAATTCTGGAGCCCTGAACAGATGCCGTGGGCGGTCGTCACGATCCTCGCGCTCTGGGGGTTTACCGTGCGTCTGCTTCTGGGCCGCGAGTCGTCTGATGCCCGTGGACACCGACAGCGGACGCTATGACATGGGCCGGCACGAGGAGGCGGACATTCCGTGACCAACCTTTCTGCATTCCTGACCATGATCGCTACCTCCGAGGGCACCGCCGGCAAAGGCGACGACGGCTACAATGTGCTGGTCGGAGGGACGCTGTTCACCGGTTACGCCGACCACCCGCGCATCAAAGTCGATCTCGGCCACGGCCTGGTGTCGACCGCCGCAGGGCGGTACCAGATCCTCGAGCGTTATTACGACGCCTACAAGGCGCTCCTACATCTGCCGGACTTCTCGCCCGCCAGCCAGGATGCGATCGCCACTCAGATGATCCGAGAGCACCATGCGCTGGATGACGTGGAAGCCGGGCGGTTTGATGCGGCAGTCGGAGAAGTCGCCAAGATCTGGGCATCGCTCCCCGGGGCCGGGTACGATCAGCATGAAAACCAGCTCGCCTATTTACGGCAGTCCTATACTTCTGCGGGCGGAACGCTCGCTTAACCTCGACGGAGATACTGATGAGCCAACTGACCGCACTGAAAACCGAAGCCGCTACGGATCTCGCGAACGCGAAGACGACCATTACCGGGTACGTCCGGGCGCTTGAGGACTCCGTCGCCGCGCACCGTACCCTCGCAATCGTCATCGCCGTCGTGGCGCTCTTTGTCGGCGCGGCGATCGGGCACTTCATCAAGTAACTCCGTGAACGGTCCGCCGGATGCCAGAGACTGGTTTGTCATGGTGCTGGTGGCCGTCATCTGGGGGGCCTGCTCGGTGTTCATCTTCCTCTTCGGAACCCGTGACAACGCCGTGCTCCTGCTCGGGGCCTATGGAACGATCTGCACCATTCTCTCCGGGGTCTTCCACTGGCTGCTCGTCCGGGATTCCAAGATCCCGGACGCGCGCTCGGGAGTCTGTTGAACCATGGACTTCGTCATGCGTCTCCTTGCAGGGCTGGTGCCCGATCACACTGCGGATCCGGAAGTGCAGTACCGTTATCAGCTGCGACTGGGGTTGACCGTGAGCATCATTGCATTGTGGGTGGCGTCCGTGACCGTGGCCGCGTTCGGCCTGGTTCCCGCCCTCTCTCAAGGGTTTGCGCTGACCGCCGACCTCAAGCAGGTGGTGATCGAGATCCGGACCAACCGGGCGCAGACGATCGACAACCAGCTCCTTGATCTGCGGATCAAGCATTGCCAGGCGAAGGACGACGCCGCCCGGCAGCTGTATTGGAGCAAGATCTCTCCGCTCATGGTGGAGTACCAGCAGATCACGAGCCGTCCGTACCTGCTGCCGAGCTGCTCGGACTTGTAACCCCGTGTCCGAGATTTCGCTCTATGCCCGTCTGGCCGCCTACGCCGTCCTAGGGGCGGTCCTGTTCGGGGGGGGCTGGTATCTCGGCGGCCTCTCGCCGAAGCGCGCCTTGGCGGTGCTCGAGGCGCAGGACTGGCAGGCCAAGGCGCAGGCGTCGGACGTGGCGTTGAAAGCGACACAGGCGCAACTCAAGGCGTTGGCCGATGCCGACGCGAAGAATGCCGGAATCATCAAGGATCTCAACGATGCGAACCTCAAGACTGCGGCCGACCGCGATCGCAATGCTGCTCTGTATCAGCGGCTGCTCCACCGTCCCCAAGCCGCTCCCCCCTCCGGTAGTGCTCAAGTGCCTGCCGCCGCGGCTGGACAAGGCGCTTCTGGTCCCGGCGGAACGGACGGCGCAGACCCGGCTGGAGAGCTTCTTGCAGACGCTAGCGCCGAGTGCCACCGGAACAGTGACCGGCTCGACGCGTTGATCGAAGAGCTCCTCCCTCAACTTTCCTCCCCCCCTCCCTAGGAATCCCATGTCCCAGAACATCCTCGTCCAGCTTCTGAAAAACACCCAAGGCAGCGCGCAGCTTCCGGCCGGCGTCACGTTTGCCGGTACCCAGATCGTTGTCACCGATTCCGCAGGCGCGGTGCAAACCGACACCCTGAACGGCACCGAGTCGCCGCCGTGGTCGGCCACCGTCACGGGCCTCGCGAACGGCGCCGGCAGCGTCACGGCCACGGACCTCGACAGCACGGGAGCCGCGATCGGCTCGCCCATCACGCAGTCGTTCAGCCCGTCCGTACCGGTGACCGTGTTCCCTCAGACGACCGGCATTACCGTCACGCCCGCGTGAAATGGTGGCGCCGGAAGGGAGAGGAGCGCCTGGATCGGGCGCTCCTGCTCCTTGAGACCGAGCAGCGGCTGAACCAGATTCTGGTCAAGGCCGTGGAAACGCAGGCGCTCGCGATCCTCGAGCTCAGCGCCCCAAAGGGCGCGCCGACGATCTATCCGCAGACGGTCGGCATCCGAGTCGATCCCGCTTAGCGAAGCGAGACGTGCATCCCGCCGCCCTCGACGTACCGCAGCAGCCATAGCAGCAGAACAACGCCGACCACGACGTAGATAACGGTCTTCACGACGGGGGGAAGACCTGGTATCTGGCCGATGCCCCAAAGGATCAGGCCGACGATGCAGAGAACGATGAACGCGGTCAGCAGGGTAGTAATCATGTGGTGTCCTTAAAGGCAGGTAACAGGATACGGGAAATGTCGATCAGGGAGGCGAGTCTGCGCTGTCCGTGGGGTTCCCCGGACTATTCGGTTCACGGGCGGCGAGGAAGGCTTCGACTTCACTCCGGTGATCCATGTGCGCCGCGGCGCAACTCAGGCGGAGGTTGAGGGAGGGGAATTCGAGGACGTTGGGGCGGCCGAGACCTGTAAGGGTGCGCTAAAAATCACGCCAGCCCCCGGCGTGGGAGCAACCACCGCCGGGAGTGACGCTGCGTTTCGGGGAGCGCCCGCGAGCGAGCCGAGTGTCCGGCATGGCCGGGTTCGGATATGCCGGGCGTCTCGCGGAACGCGACCGGCTGCTATGACTTGCGCCCGTGCTTGCATCACGGTTATCCCCTTCGTGGTGTATTCGACAGATCTCCGATCATTGCGAAGTTGATATGTCTCGATGGCAGAGACCGCAGACACCGTTCGTAGCCGACGGATGGCAGCAGTAATCGCACTCCTCGCACTTGAGCACGCCGAAGCCGTCATAGTCGGTCTGCTGCGCGCCGCACTTGGGGCACAGCACGACGGGGTATTCTTCGTCGATCACGACATATCTCCGATTATGCGACGCAGGTTAAGTAAGGATAATTGAAGGCTCTAATTACGCCTTGGCCGCACGACTCGCACACGCCAACTCGCTCATTATGCGTGCTTGATATATTGATCGGCCTGAGAGGCAGAGCCTTCATCTATCGGTACTCGGTTTGTCGGTCATTATTTCTGCTCCCCCGACGCGGCGAGGAAGGTTTGCGCCTGATGCCCCCACATGCCGCCGACCAGATTGAGAATATCCCCGCGCGATGCGGACTCGCGCGCTTCCCGTAGCAACGCCTCGGCCTGCGCAAGTCGCTTCGCCTGCTCCATCCGCGCCTTGTCGATCTCGCGGGTGTTCCGCCATGCGAAGTCGGCTCTCGTGGTCTCGGCGGCGAGTTGCTCCCGCAACCGCTGATTCTCAGCAGTCAGGCGGTCGAGTTCGTCGGCAGCTTCGCAAGGGGCGCAAGTGCATCCGGGCTTGTGCTTGCGCAGGCGCAGCGAGAGCGGGATTGTTAGCGGTTCGTTGCTCATGGCGTGTCCTTCAAGGCGGAAACGTACCTCTTGAAAGCAGCAGCGAGCGATTTACGTATAACCACTTCGCCGTCAGTCTGCTCGTTGGCGCGCGAGGCGTTTTTGAGTATGCCGTATCGAACTGCGTGAAACTCGGCTGCGGCCGCGTCCATTTCATCCGAGAACAGATCGGCTTCGGGATCAGCTCGTAGCTTCTCCGCGTCCCGCTTCGCCTCCGCGAGTTCGGCGTGCAGACGGTCGCGCTCGGCCTGCGCCGCCATCAGCTTGTCGAGCAGGTCATCGCGTTCGGCGGCGAGCATCCGAAACTTCGCCACGATGTCGTGCCCTTGACACAGGCGTAGGTCCCGCTTCGCCTCCGCGAGTTCCGCGCGCAGGTCAGCAATCACCAACTCGGCACCGGGTGGCTTGCCCGTGTCGCCATATCTGTAGTCCATGTATTCGTGATGCCTGCGCAGGTACTCTGCCCGCGCCTCATCCCGCTCCCGCTCCAACTCCGCGACGTGGGCGAGCAGTGCGGCGCGGTCGGCGTGTATTTGAGCAAGCCGGCTGTACATCACGAACGTGATTGACTGGTCGTCATCGTGCCGCTTTCGGATCGCGGCGAGTTCGGCGGGGGTCACTTGATGTCCCCATTTGTAATGAAGCCGTGCCAATGTCCAGACGCGCTTGCGTCGACTGACGGCGTACAGCTAAGCGTCTCAAAGTCGTCGCCGGTTCGTTCCCACGCGAGTTCACGCTTGCAAGACACAACGTTATGGTATGAGCCCTCGACGGGATCGGAGTGGCCAAGCTCGCGCAAGGCATCGCAAAACAAGACGCGATGCATGCGGCTACCCCGGAATGACTCGACAGGGTAGTCGTCCGGCACAAAGGGAAGGTCAGCGATGGGCTTGAAGAAACACGTCAGCCACGTTTCGGAGCTTCCGCCTGTCAAGCAGCATGGGCAACGAAACATGATCGCGACTCGCTCGCCGTTAAGTTCTAGCCATCTCGGTTCCAGTTGTGAAAGTCTCACGGCTTCTCCTCCGGCAAAACTTTGTCGAGCCAATCCAGGTCATGGCGCAACCCTCGGCCGCTGATCCCGCCACCGATGTATCCGGCACGTTTGCCCCGGCAGCAGAATGGACGGATTCGCGCGTGGTAACAGGCGCACGCACTCGGGACACGGCTGGCCGTGCTCGGCGCGCTTGCGTTGGCGTGCTTCCTTCACGTCGCGCCAGTAATCGCCTTCGTCACCCATATCGCACCCTCCTAGAGCAGGCAATCCAGGTCATGCTTTCACCTTTCCACGTCTCAGCAATTCCGCGAGAGTGCGCACGAACCCGCGCAGGAAGTCGCGTTCCGTCTCAGCGTCGTGATGCGTGTCCGCATACGCGTGGCACGCCGAACAGGCCCAGACGCCGAGCAAGTCCGGCGACTTGATGCCGAGACCCGAAACGCCGATCACCCGCACGTGCGCGAGCACGGTGGTCGTGGGGTCGAAGTTACACACGCCTTCGTAACGCACCTGGCACATCTTCCCTTCCGCTTCGCGACGCAGGTTCATGCCGACGCCAGCTGATTCAGCACTTCGTTGCGCAGCACGTCCGCCTCAATCCCGCCGGCCAGCTCGCAAAGCGCGGCGATCGCCCGCTCATAGAACTCATTGAACTGCGCCTCGTCCATCTTCGCAAAGGAGATCGAGCCGAGCACCTTCACGACTTCGCCCGTGTCGCGGAGGATCACGTCTTTCGTGACCCCCAGCCGCACCTTGAGCTCGATCAGCAGATCCTCGACGCTCGGCCACGTCTCGCTCGAGGCCCACACGAGCTGCAGCAGCGCAAAGAATTTGCGATGGTGTTTCAGGTTGCGCGGAATGACGAGCTCGGCTCGCGCCACTGTTCCGATCGGCATCGCGCGCAGCGCCGCTTTCGCGTGATCGTCGGCGCCAGAGAGGCCGCCGACGGAACGCACGACGAGGATCTGGCTCACGGCTCCTCCCGCTCCTCGCCCGCCGTCTCGATCGCCGTCGCGCCGTCCACGGCAAAATGCACGATCTGCTCCTGCGTCGCGACCGCCGCGGCGTAGACGCCTTTCACCACGTGCCGGATCGCCTGCGCGGGACTCGAGGCGCGCACGAGGCGCACGGTGTTGGGATAGCCCCCAGCGTCGACCAGATAGATTCGCTTCGTCATAGTTTCCTCACCTTCTCCGTATCGAGTTCCACTTCGGCCAGGAAGGTCTGCGCCTCGCGCTCGTAGTCGTAGAGCTCCTGCATGAGCTCGTCCGCCGTGACGCGGATCACCCACAGCCGCAGGCGCTCCGGGAACCGATCGTCGTAGCTGGCGAAGTCGAGCCACTTCGCCCCCGTCACGAGCAGGTTGTGCAGCACCTGCGGCCGGTGCTCTTTCGGGAGCGTCCGCTCGGTCAGGTACCGGAGATGCGTCGCCGACTTCGGGCACTTCAATTCGATGATTCCCTCGAACGCCTCGACATGCCCGTCGAGCGAACACCCCGCCTGCAATTCGGTGCAAGAGAGAAATCCGGACTCCTCGATGAGATAGCCCTGGCGCGCCTCGAGCGCCGCCCGCGCGACCGGCTCCAGATCGATCCCGCGCTGCATCGCCGCGTTGACGAACGAGTCTTCCTGCGGAAGTCCGGTCAGCCGCTCGGTGACGAGCTGCATGCGGTAGTCGCGGCGCGCGGCGGCTTCGCCCGTCTTGATCTTGGCGAGCACGTCGCCCGCCCGGGATCCCGTGAGGCGCCCCGCGCGCGCCAGATGCCATTCCGGCGAACGTTGGGGGTGGGTGATCTCCACGAACGGCCAGCGGCTCATGACACGCTCCGCGGGTTCTTCGCCCGGGTGGCCGCCCACCAGTCCATGTCCACGTTGGACGCGTAGGCGCGGAACTCCGGCGGCGAGCCGTTCCACGCGCGCTTGAGCGCTTCGTGCCCCTCGACGAGGCCCATGTCCGCCTTCCAGCTGTCATAGCCGGCTGGCGGCTCCGGCAGGTCGGGCTTCTTCCCGCCGTCCCCGCCCTTCTTCCCGTCATCGTCCGACTCGGACACCCCGATGCCGGTCGCGGCGAGCAGCGTGTACCGCTCGAGGTACGTGATGGTCGAGGCGCTCTGCTGCAGCAGGTTCTTCGATCCCGAGTCGTCCAGCGGGCCGTCCCACGTCGTGCGGGTCGAATAGCCGGCCCGATGGGTGAGAACGCAGGTCACGAAGATCCGCGCCTCGCGCCGCTCCAGATCCCAGCGGTGCGAGATCCCGACCGCCGCGAGCCCGGGGATGATCGCCTCGCAGACCGCGCCGATCGTCGCGTGCCGGTACTGGGTGGTGCCTTTCGTCGTCGTGAACGACACCAGCTTGTCCTTCTGGATCGTGAGCGGAACCGCCTTGAACTGCGCCATGGCTTCGGTGAACTGCCGCTCGGCATCCTGAGCGGCCAGGCGCCCGTGCATCTCGAGCAGCCGCTCGACCCGGTCTAAGTCGATGGTCGAGTCCGAAGCGACCCGGGAAATGATCTGCAGCAGAACCGCCTGACTCGAGGCGGCCGGGGAGTGTTCCACGTGGAACCTTTCCCGCGGCATGAGGGGCAGCGTGCTGGACGATTGGGCGACGGGCATATCGGCGGGGATCATGAGGTGCCTTTCGTAGAACGCACGGAGAAGGCGCCAGAGGCGCGATCGGCTTCGCGACGGGCTTGAGCTCGTCGGACGAGGTTATCGGCCACCCGCTGGCGCCACCGCTTCTCGCACAGGGCATCTGCGGCCCGCTGGTCGACGCATTCGACGTAGGGGGGGAGCCACAGGAAATCGATCGGGCGGCTCATGCGGCACCTGCTTTCGCGACTTCCGCTGCTTTCAGCCGCTTAATGCAGGTCGCGCGCCAGTAGCCCGACTTTCCGAAGATCGTCAAGCGTGCCTGAAATCCAGGGTCGCGCGGCTTTGCGGGCTTGTCGCAGCCGCAAGGGCAACGACGGCCGATCGGCTGAGTGCGCCGGCTCATGACGCACCTGCTTTCGCGCGCAGTTCTTCAATGCGCTCCACCGAGAGGCCCGTGAACATGCTGAGCGAAAAACTTGAGATCTCCGGAAAGCGCTTGATCCACTGCCGCGCTTTGCGCTCCGCGCGCACGACCGAGCCGAGCACGGCGTCGCCCTTCTTCTCGCAGCATTCCGTGCAGATCCACGCGCGCGTGCTCAGCTGGAAGAACTTCTCGCTCGTGTAGCCGTGGCACACGCAGCAGCTGGTGACGGCATAGGCGTGACGCCCCATCGTCAGGAGATCCCGGTAGGTGCGGGGCCGGGAACCGTCGCGACCGCGAGTCATGACACACCTGCCTTCGCGAGCGCGGCGCGGCCCGCGTCCGTTACGTCTAGGGAGCCGCTCGCGTTGCTGACAATCAAGCCGCGACTGCGCAGCGCATCCAACACCCGTTCGCGGTTCCGCCACCACAGGCCGTTAGCGTGACTCCACTCCATCGGGTCCGTGGGCTCGCCGAAGCGTTCCAGTTCGCGCAGTTCCTCCACCATGCGGGCGGAAAGCGGACGGCTCATGGCGCCACCCTGAGGGTGGGGATATCGACCACCGGAGCGACCGGGCCGATCGCCTGGAGGCCGGTGTCGATCAGGATCTGGGAGAGTTCGCGCAGCGCGATCTCCCGATGGGGTTCGCTCACGCCGAGGCGCACGAGCGCCGCGTGGGCGCGCTTTGTGACCTCGGCGACTTCTTGGATGTTCATCGGATGCCTTTCAATCGCAGGAGTAGATGCGCCACTCGACGCGCCAAAGCGTGCCGCTCGGCGTGACGGTGATCCAAGTGCCGTATCCCTCAGGGGGATACGCCTCGAGGAGCTCGGTCTCGAAATCCTCGGCCTCGCGCTGGGTCGCGAACCACGCTTCGGTGTATCGGGAGCCGGGGCGGGCGAGCTGCAGCGCGTGGGCGACGGTGGAGGGGGAGGCGCTCATGCGGCCACCGCCGTCGGCGCGAGCTCGGCCGCCGCGCGGATCAGCGCGCGGATCTCGGGGGTGCGGTAATTCGCGACCGCCGCCTCAATGGTGGGGAACCGCTTCCCCATCCCGCGCCACACGCGGTGGCTCGCGTTCTGCACGATCACCTGCACGGCGGGCGCATTGCGCAGCGCCCCGCCGCCGTCCTCGATCGCGACGAATACCGCATGCTTCCCGCTCGCCAGATCGGCGTACACGTAACGGCCCAAGTTGGGGTAGGTGACTGCTTTCAGATCTCGAATCTGTATGTCCATGGTTCAGGCGCTCCTCAATCGCAGCTGTCGTAGTACTTCGGCTGGCCGTCCCAGAGCCGGGCCTCCCCGTACTCGGTCTTGACCCCGAGCACGCCGTTTCGCAGCGACACCTTCCGCCGCTCGACCGGATACCGCGGCTCGAGGTTGTCGAGTTGCGGGAGCTTCCGCCCTTGCTGGCCGTAGCCGTCCTGGTTCTGCACGAGCACGCTCTCGAGGCGCTGGATCTGGGCGAACTTGCCCGGCCCCGCGCCCTTCACGACCTTCCACCAAGTCGGGAGCACCATCGAGTAGCCCCAAGAGAGGAACACCACGTCCCCCGTCTGAAACCCTTGCACTTCTGCATCCATCGTCTTAGCCCTTTCGTCGTTGGTTTGTTCTCTGTACGCGATCCAGTGTACTCCGGTGCGCGTAGGTGTCAACAGGTTTCAATCATCTCCGCTTCTACCTGCCACCGATAGACGGGCATTTCCCCATTCCCGCAGTAGAAGCAGGTGTAAGGCACTCCGCTATCGGGTTCGATGTCCAGGTACCAGGCGCCGCCGCATCGCGGACAGTCGACGACTTCATTCGCGTGCCGTTCGGCGTCCGCGACGTACTCGTCCCAAGCGGCGCTCATGACCGTCTCGCCGCGGCAACTTCGCCCGCGTAGTCGAGCCTGCTCTGAGCGCGCAGTTCCGCGTCCTCGACCGTCTCGATCCGATCGCCGAGCCGCTCGATCAGCGCCAGCTGCCGGTTATTGAACGTCCGGACCCCGAGAAGCTCCGCGAAATCCTCGGCCCGCTCATCGGCGGGGTAGATTTTGTAGTTTCCATAAACCAGTCGAATGTAGATCTTCACGCCGCTACCTCCTCTTGCAGGTCCACCCCGAAGAGGTGAACCAAGCGACCCTTAGGGTTCTGCTTCTTCATCCAGTCGGGCGGGCTCTCGAGCTTCACCAAGACCCCGAACCACCCGTTTTCGATGAAGTACCCGCGCACCTCACCGGGGCCGAAGGCCCAGGTTTCGATCCGCTGCCCGACCTTCGGGGCGGGGAACCGGGCGCTCCACTTCGCCGCGTCGAGCTTTGCGAATTCCTCAAACTCGACCCCGTCCGCCTGCATTTCGTAGGCGGGCAGCTTCTTCATCCGCTGGTAGCTCATCGTCCGGTCTCCTCGATGTCCGCGGGCTCAGGGAAGTCGTCGGTCCCGCAGCACTCGAAGCCCTCCGGGGCCTCCTCGCCGCACATGGGGCATATCCAGACCCTCACCCAAGCCTCTCCATCCCAGACCTTGTTGGCGTTGGGACAGCCGCTCTCGTGGCAGAACACGCCTTGGATCATCAGGGCCTCACATTGGTCACAGTTCACTCGCATCGTCGTTTCCTTTTCCTGTTCCAGTACGGCGTCATTGTACTCTTCGCTGCGTAGTCGTCAAGCGTATTATTCCGCCGCTTGCGGATCGACCGTGACCGTATTACGATGCGAGCATGGACAAAAGAAACCTGCGACCGAAGCCCCGCCGCGCGCGGCCCATTCCGAAGACAATCCGCAATCTCGATGTGGTGTACGAGGCGCTCGCGCAGCGTCTGAAACGCTACACGCAGGTCGGGATCGCCCGGGAGTGCGGGCTCTCCGGTCAGATGATTTCGGACGTGATCGCGCGGCGCCGCATGCCGTCCGAGCCGCTCGTGCGGTGGCTCGGGTTCGAGGTCGCCTTCGTGCGTCGGCGCACCCCCTCGGAGACTGCAGGAACTCTCCCATCGTCCCCTGCAGCCCGTGAGCCTGCGGACTTAGCCCCCGCGGCTCCTTCGGACGGCCTCGGGCCCTAAACCCAGGCCGTCTACTTTTCAGCCCTGAGGGGGGTGGCGATGGGCGGATGGATCAAGCTCGGGAAGGATCTCCCGCAGGATTTTCGGGTGCGCCGAATGGCCCGCGAACTGGTCGCGGGAATGGGTGACACAGAGCGTCACACCGTGACGTCACGCGTGACGCTAGGCGTGACGCTGGTGCTAGGCGGCCTCGCGCAACTGTGGATGCACGCGGACACGTTCGCCGATGAGGACAACGTGATTCGTGCCTCCCTCGACGATATAGACGAGCTCACCGGCCTCAAAGGCTTCGGCAAGCTGATGCCCGCCGAGTGGCTTGAGATCCTCGACGCGGATCGCGTGAAACTTCCCGATTTTCATGAACATAACGGCTCCGAGGCTCGATCACGGTCTCGACATGCCGAGCGCCAGGCGCGGTATCGCCGCAATCTTGCGTTACGCTCTAGCGTCACGCAAGCGTCACGCGTGACGTCTACAAGCGTCACACCCGGGTCACCAGACCAGACCAGACCAGACTTAGACCTCTTAAGAATTAAGACCGCGCTTCCCGAAGCGCGAGACGTGCCTGCCCCGAAGGTGAAACGCTCCAAACCCCGATCGCCGATCCGAGCGGACCAGGAACCGACCGAAGCCGATCGGGCGTATGCGCTCGCGAAGGGACCGCCGGATGCCGACTGGCCGAGCATCTGGGCGGGCTTTCGCGACTACCACCTCGGCAAGGGCACGCTCGCCGCCGACTGGTCCGCCACGTGGCGCACGTGGATCCTGAATCTCACCACCCGAGGAATGCCCTATGCCCGACGCCCCGTGGACTCCCGCGCAGGACGAAATCCCGTATCCTCCGTCCCCGTCAGCCCGAGCGAAGCCACCCGAATCTCGAACGGAGAATCCCTCGAATCCGTCCTCGCGAGCCGTGCGCAAAGACCTCCCGCTCCACAGCCCGGAGTGGTGGGAGGAACGCCGGAGATGGCTCGCGACGTACTGTCGCTCGCCCAGCGAGCTCTCCACCGCAGCGGCTGACCTCGCGGCCTTTGCCGGCGACCAGTCCCTGCTCGGCTACGCCGAAGCTCGAGAGCGGTACGACGCCCTCGCATTGCCGCTGCTCCGAGCCCGCGGCGTGGTCCGCAGTTGACGCCTCCGCGCCTCGCGTAGCACACTCCGTGCCCATGGACCTCGCAGAACGCGTCATCGCCTACGGCACGGTTGGCCTCGTCAGCCTCTGCGGCCTGTGGCTGACGGTGACCGTCCTGCGCGACGTGGTCGAGCTCGTCCGCCTGGTGCGCGTGCTGTGAAGCGGATCCCGCAGGTCAATTCGGGCGAGGAGACGTTCCTGTTCTGGGTGAAGGCCGTGCGGCTGCCGGTCCCGGAGCGCAATTTCCGGTTTCTCACAGAGCGCAAGTTTGAGATCGATTTCGCGTGGCCGGCGTGGAGGGTCGGCGTCGAGATTCAGGGCGGCATCTGGACGGGCGGCGCGCACGGGAGGCCCTCGAACATCCTGCGCGATCTGATCAAGCACAACCTGCTGCTCGATGCCGGATGGCGCGTGTGGCACTACACCCCCGATCACGTGACGACCGGCGAGGCAGTCCAGCATCTGGAACCGATCCTGCGGGCGTGCCAAGATCGCGACGCGAGGGCGCAGGGAGAGTCGAGCCGTTCCGTCCCCCGGTGCGTACCGTACTTTCCCCCGTCCTCGCCCTGGCCGAGCCGACCGAGCGATGAACCTGCGCCGTTCTGACCCGCCTCGCCTGCAGCGAGCCATGGTGTCGTGGCTGGTCCTCGTCACGGCCTGTCTGTGGCTCGGCGTCATCACCCGGGAGAGTGCGCGCGTGGATCCCCCCGCTGAGGCTGCCGAGAACTTCCGGGACGCCCCCGTCTCGCTCACCGAGGCGCGCAGTGCGCGCGACCAGTCCGCCGCGCCGCTGACGCCGCGGGACGTGCTCGTGAAGGCGTTGCGCCAGCTCGACAGCGGGGAGATCTCGCCGGACACCCTGATCGTCGTGTTCTCCGAGCGCGGCACGGACGATACGGTGCTCTGCAGCGTGCGCCGGTCCGGCGCGCGGCTCTACGAGCAGATCGGGCTGCTGCACACCGCCGCGTTCGATCTGCTGAGCGCGTGCAGCACGTGAGCGGACTCACCGAATTCGAAAAGCTCGAGCGTCGCAAGCATCGGCAGCTGCTGGTGTTCAACGCCGCCGTGATGATCCGGGAGCACCTGGGGGGCTCAGAGGGCAAGCTCGAGGAGCGCATGGAGCACGTGCGGATCGCGGCGCTCGGGGCCGTCTGTGACGCCCGAGCGGTGTTCATTGCGCTGCGGGCGAAGGGCCTCATCACCGAGCGGGAGGAGCAGTTCTTCCTCGACCAGGGGTATCAGGCGGTGCTCGCGCAGATCGAGCAGGGCATGAAGGCGATGGCGCAGCACGGGGTGATGAGTGGGTAAGCGCGAAGAGTTGTCGCGGGCGCAGCAGGCCGCCGTCGAGTGGATCAACTCGAAGAGCGCGACGAAGCTCGGCCCGATCGGTCAGGAAGTCGGCAAGATGCTGGCCGAGATCTGCGTTGAGCTCATGGACGCGAAGCAGGAAGCCGCGCACTGGAAGGCGGCCTTCCAGACCATCCAGGCCGAGTTCAAGGTCGCGGTCGGGCTCACGATCCGCAAGCAGGGCGGGGAGGCGCTGGTCGTAACGCGGGCGGACCTGGCGACGATGCCGGCGAACACCGAACTGTGGCTGGATGACCGCGAGCCGGGCGTACGGGCGTATTCTCTGCGGGAGATCCCGGTGCGTAACCCCTCCGTCGACGGAGCGGTGCGTCGGCTGATCCAGACGCATTGAGGCACCATGGCGAAACGGCAGAAAACGGGCGGCGGCAGTCGCAAGGGCATTCCGAACAAGATCACGAGCGACGTGCGCGAGATGGTGCTGCGCGCGCTCCAGGCAGCGGGCGGTGAGGATTACCTGAAGCGTCAGGCGATCGCGCAGCCGGCCGCGTTCATGGCACTCGTCGGCAAGACGCTGCCGAAGAACTTGAAGATCGACGCGGCGGGCTCCCTGACCGTCACGGTGTTGACCGGCGTCCCGACCCCCGAGTGAACGTCATCGATCTCGGCTTTCGCCCGCGCCCGTGGCAAGCCGAGGCCCTCCGATCCCTGCAACGCTTCTCCGTCGTCGTCGTCCATCGACGGGGCGGCAAGACCGTCATGGCGATCCTGAAACTGATCGATGCGGCGCTGCGCGCGGGGAGCGAGCGTCCGCGGTTCGCCTATATCGCTCCGGAGTTGAAGCAAGCGAAGCGGGCCGCGTGGGATTACCTGCGCTCCTACGCGAGCAAGATCCCCGAGACGCGGGTGAACGAGTCGGAACTGTGGGTCGAGTTCGCCCACAACCAGGCGCGGATCGGAATCTACGGGGCCGACGCGCCGGACAGCCTGCGCGGCCAGTACTTCGATGGCGTCGTGCCGGACGAGGTCGCGCAGATGCGGGCGAATGTCTGGGGCGAGATCCTCGTGCCGACCTTGGCGGATCGCAACGGCTGGGCGCTGTTCATCGGCACGCCGAAGGGCATCAATCTCTTCTCGAAACTGTACTTCGAGGCGCGCGGGAAGGAGGACTGGTACAGCCAGACCTTCACGATCGCCGATACGGACGTGCTCGATCCGGCCGAGCTCGAGACGATGCGACGCGAGATGTCCGACCAGCAGTGGCGGCAGGAGATGCTGTGCGACTTCTCGGCCTCAAGCGACGACGTACTGATCTCGCTCGCCTTGGTCGACGCGGCCTTGGGCAAGCACCTGACGACGGACCAGTACACGTTCGCCCCGAAGGTCATCGGGGTGGATGTGGCGCGGCAGGGCGCGGACCGCTCCGTGATCCAAGGCCGGCAGGGCCTCGCCGCCTTTCAGCCGATCGTCATGAAGATCCCCGACAGCCAGGAGGTCGCGGACCGCGTCGCGCAGTACGCGGCGCAGTTCGGGCCGGATGCGATCTTCGTGGACGGGACCGGCGGCTATGGAGCCGGCGTCATCGACCGGCTGCGGCGGCTGGGGTTCTCGGTGATCGAGGTGCAGTTCGGGGGCGAATCGACCGATCCGCGGTACTTCAACAAACGCACCGAAATGTGGGTCGGGGTGCGGGATTGGCTGCGCGACGGCGGGGCGCTGCCGGACATGAACGAGTACCGCGTCGATCTGACGGGCGTGCGCTACAGCTTCTCCAATGCCCGCGGGAGGCTCCAGCTCGAGTCGAAGGACGCGCTGATCGCGCGCGGGCTTCCGTCGCCGGATCTGGGGGATGCCCTGGCGCTCACCTTCGCGGCCAATGTGGAGCCGAAGCCGAAACTCAATCGGATGCGCAGTTTTGACGTGGTCACGAACATCGGTAAGACTCTGACCGAGTACGATCCGCTGACGAGAGCGTGATGGCGATCGGTCCGATCCACAAAGGCGCGTTTCATCGCTGGCTCGGCAAGAAGCCGGGCACGCCGATCACGGACGCGGACATCGCGAAGGGCATTGCAGCCGGAGGGCACGCGGCGAAAATGGCAGAGTTTGCGAAAGCAGCGCGCGGGTTCAAGAAAGGCGGCAAGGAGAAAGCCGCGCCGAAGGATCACGCAACGCGGATGTACGGCAAGGACTCGAAGGCGAAGCGCCCGAGTTCGTCCCAGGCGATCCCCACGAAACGACTTCCGAAGTGAGGCACTGACATGCGACCGACCACCGTCCGCGGCACGCCCTACACCAAGATTACGAACACGGCGAATCAAGGCGTCAGCCCCCGCACGCCGAGTGGCATGAAGGGCACCGTCGAAGAAAATACCGCCGAGCCCGGCATCCGCACGGGTCCGCCGGGGCGCGGGACGCCCTATCGCTCGCAGGCCGGCAACTCGGATGAGTTCATGCGCACGGTGTCGCGCGATCGGTACGGCATGGTCATGGACCCGGTGTTGGGCAATCCCAATGATCCGAGGACCAACGGGGATGGCGTGATCCTGGACCACATGGCAACCGATTACGAAGATCCGCGGCACATGCCGACGATGGATTCTCCGGTGCCGGTCGAGGCGCCGATCTTCGAGACGAGCACCGTCGCGCAGGAGAACGCGGCGCACTTGGGCAGAGGACGCGGGCCGACCGCGCCGAATCCCGCCATGGCTCGGGACGACCTGCTCGCGATCGGTGGGGTGATGTCGCGCGGCATGGTGGGTACCAGCACCAACGCCGAGCCGGAGAAGATCCTCACGGACGACGACACCCTGCCTGCGGTGGCTCCCGCCGGCAAGGTCTGAGGGTCGGTGAGCGTGCGGTTCGCGCGCGAGTCGATGGCGGCCGTGCGCGAGGAGATCCTGCCGCTGCTGCACGCGCACTGGGCGGAAGTGGCGCACTACGCCGACATGCCGCTTAACCCGAACTGGCCGTGGTACGAGGCGTCCGAAGCGGCGGGGCAGCTGCGGATCTTCACCGCTCGGGACGGCGAGACGCTGATCGGCTATGCGATCTACGTCATCGGCCCGGGGCTCCACTACCGCGATTTCACCTACGCGAATCAGGACATCCTGTTCGTGCTGCCGGAGTACCGCCGCGGGTTCACGGGCCGCGAGCTCCTGCGGTTCACGGAGCAGGCACTCCGGGCCGACGGGGTGCATCTGGTGCTGCAGCACGTGAAGGTCGCCCACGACTTCGGGCCGCTGCTGCGGCGCGAAGGCTACGAGCCGATCGATACCATCTGGGGAAAGCGGCTGTAATGGGCGTGACCTTGGGCGCGCTCGGCACCTGGATCGCCGGAACGGTCGGGGGCACCAGCGCGGCCGCCGCCGGAGCCGGCGCGGGAGCCGCTGCGGCGGGCGGTACGGCGGCGGGGGCGGCCGCCGCAGGGACGGTCGCAGCGGCCACTGCCGATGCCGCTGGGCTCGCCGTGGGCGACGTGGCGCTGGGGGCCGGGGTCGATGCGGGCGCCACGGCGGCGACGGGTGCGTTGGCGGGAGGTGCGGCGGCGACGGCCGGGCAGGCGGCGGTCGCGACGAGTTCTCTCGGCGCGGGGGCCACCACCACCCTCGGCACGACGCTGAGCGAGGCGTCGGCGGTCGCGACCGGTGCCTCGGCACTCGCGACGCTCGCGCGCGGCTCCGGAAGCGTCAACGTGCCGCCCATTCCGAACCAGATCGGCAACGATCAGTCGGTGCAGCAGACCGAGCAGGCGCAGCTCGCGCGCGAGCAGGCGGCCGGGGGCCTCTCGAGCACGACGGGCACGTCGGGCGGCATGGCGGGAGCGATCCTGAATCCTTCGACCACCAGCAGCCGCTCGCTGCTCGGAGGCTGACGTGGCCGGCACCGGTACCGACCTCAATCCGCTGAACGCTCCGAGCGCGGGCGATCTCATCGATTCCGCCCCGCCGGTGCGCGACGGGAGCAAGGGCGCGCGGAACGCCGCTCGGGTGCGCGCGGACGGCTACGGCGCGCGGCAGCGCAAAGGCACTGCGAAGGGCGCCCAGCCGCTCGACACCGACGGCATGACGACGCCGATCGAGCAGCCGCCGAAGACGCGCTACGAGGTGCGGCGCAACTACATGCAGCTCGATTGGGAGACCTGGCGCCCGCACTACCTCGACATCAAGAACCTGTTCCTGCCGTACCGCACGCGCTGGCTCGATGACGGTGGCGTGCCGAATCGCGGGAACAAGAAGATGCAGTACATCGTCGACAACTGCCCGCTGCTCGCGCTGCGGACGATGTCGGCGGGACTCATGTCGGGCATGACGAGTCCCTCGCGCCCGTGGTTCCGGCTGCGACCCGATGACGACTCGGTCTACGACGCGCAGGGCGTGGCGGAATGGTGTGAGCAGGCGACCGATGCCTGTCACAAGATCCTCCTCAAATCGAACTTCTATCGCGCCATGCCGACGTTCTACTCCGAGATCGGCGCGTTCGGCACCGGAGCGCTCGGGAACTACGAGGTGCCGTTCGATCCCTCCCGCAAGCACCAGCCCGTGGTGAACTTCATCACCTACACTTGCGGGGAATACCTCTGCAGCCAGAACGATGAGAACGTGGTGGATACGTTCTTTCGCAAGTTCAAGTGGACGGTGCGGCAGATCGTTGAGAAATTCGTCTCCGACCCCGCCGATCCGGACTGCCCCGACTGGGACAACCTGAGTCCCACGACGATCTCGCTCTGGCGTTCCCGCAAATGGGAGACGTGGGTCGACATCATTCACGTCATCGAGCCGAACGACCAATGGGAGGCGGGCGCGCTCGGCACGAAGGGCATGCAGTCGCGCAGCGTCTACTACGAACTCGGGGGCAATCAGGATCAGCTGCTCGGCGTGCTCGGCTATCACAATCGACCGGTGAAGGTCGCGCGCTGGGACACGAATTCGGATTCGGTCTACGGGCACAGCCCGGCGATGTATTGCTTGGGCGATGCGAAGCAGCTGATGGTGCAGCAGAAGCGAAAGATGCAGGCGATCGACAAGCAGGTCGAACCGCCGCTGATCGGCGATGCCGCGCTCAAGCGCACGACGGTCTCGCAACTCCCGGGCGACATCACGTGGGTCGAAGTCACGGCCGCGAGCACGCACGGGCTGAAACCGCTCTACGAAGTGAAGCCCGAGATGCAGAGCATGCTGCAGGATCTCGATGAGACGCGAAAGCGCATCCGCGCCGGCATGTACGAAGACGTGTTCCAGATGATGCGTTCGCTGGACGACACGCTGAAAGCGGGCATCACGGCGACCGAGATCAACGCCCGCAAGCAAGAGCAGCTGCTCGAGCTCGGGCCGCTCCTCGACCGGCTGAACGGTGAGCTGCTCGAGCCGGTCATCGAGGACGTGTTCGATCTCGCGGTGAAGCGCTCGAAGCTCGCGTGGCAATACCTCGCGCGGAACATGCCGCTGCCGCCGAACCTCGAGATGTTCCTGCCGCCGCCCCCGCAGGCGCTGCAGGGCGTCAAGCTCAAGATCGACTACATCAGCATCCTCGCGCAGGCCGTGCGCGTCGCCGAGGTGCAGGGCATCAACCAGATCACGCAGTACGTGCTGCAGCTGGTCGAGGCGAAGCCCGACATCATGGACAAGGTCGACTGGGACAAGGCGATCGATATCCTCTCGGAGCGCACCGGTGTCCCGCCCGAGATGATCGTCTCGGATCAGGTGGTCCAGAACATCCGCGCCGCGCGCGCGAAAGCGCAGCAGGCACAGGCGCAGGCTCAGCAGAAACAGCAGTCGATCCTCGCGGCGAGCCAAGCGGCGAAGAACCTAGGCCAAGCGCCGGTCGGCGGCAGTAACGCCCTCGATCAGATCATCAACGGCCAGCAGGGCACGCAGCAAGCCGCGTGAGCGAGGACTACGACGAGCTCGACCCGGAGGCGCGGGACCGGAAACGCCACGCGGCGCGTCTCATCGAAGCGCTCGACGCCGATGCGCAGCTCGCCCACTTCCGGGATCTGCTGCAGGACGAGCGGGTACGAGATTTGATGTGGCGCCTGTTGGTCGAATGCGGCATCTACAAATCGACCTATCAGAAGAACTTCGGCGACATGGCCCTGATGGAAGGGCGGCGTCAGATGGGACTGTGGCTGCTCAACGAGATCTGCGCAGCGGACCCGAATGCGGAAATGCTGATGCGACGGAAGGCGGTCGAGGTGGCGTTCGCGCAGGCGCAGACGGAGCGCTCGACGCGCCAGCGTCCGAAGCCCCGGACTTGAGCCAGTCCTTCAACGCCTCGCGCGTGAACCAGTAGCGTTTGCCCTTGCGCACTCGGGGCGGTCCGACCCCCGCGCGCAACCATCCCCGAAGCGTCGGGGCGCTGATCCCCAAGAATTTACAGGCCCCTTCGGCAGACAGGATTTCCGGCGTCCGCGACATTTCGTGTCCTTTCGTAATGTTTCGACTCCGAGGCCAATGCTACGGGAACAAGGCGCGCGCGCGATAGGCTCTGCCGCGTGACGACGACAGACTCCAGCCCGGCCTCGAGCCAAACTTCCAGCCAGCCCGCTGTCCAGGGTACGGTGGCTGCCGCTGCGGTTCCTGCCGCCGCTGCCGCTCCCGGACCTGCCGCCGCCGCCTCGACCTCGACGACTCCTGCCGTTGCTGCTGCCCCTGCGGCCGCTGCACCGGTTCCTGCCCCGGCTGCGGCACCTGCCGCGGCGGTCCCCGCTGCCCCAGCCGTCGCTGCGACAGGTGCTGAGCCGAAGCCCGGTGAGCTCCCTGCTGCGGCCACCCCCGAGGTGCCGGAGACCTACACCCTGACGCTGCCCCAGACCGACGCCTTCAAGGGCATCGAACTGAATGCAGCCGTCTTGCCTGCGATGCTTCCGGCCTTCAAGGCGGCGAAGCTGACTCAGTCGCAGCTCGACGCCCTCCTGCCCGCCTTCGTGCAGTTCCAAGCCGCTCAGCCCGCCGCAATGCTGGCGCGCGACATGGAAGTGACGATGAAGGATCCGCAGGTCGGGGGGATGAACTGGGGCAAGACCCAAGGGTATGTGAACGATGCGCTCACGGCGTTCACCACTCCGGAGTTCCGTCAGAAGCTCGAGCGGTGGGGGATAGCGAACGACCTGGAGTTTGTGCGCGTCTTCGCGGCAGTCGGCAAAGCCATGCAGGGCGATGCGCCCGTGCGCGGCCAGCCTACCGCCGCCGAACCGACGACCCGAGCCCAACGTATGTACGGACGGACCTCCGGACAGACCTGACGCCCTACCCGGGCAGGAGTTGAACGATGGCCACGATTGGCGGGACAGTCTTCACGCTGTCCGACTTTGCGCAGCGTCTCGATCCGGATGGATCGATCCCCGACATCGCCGAGCTCCTCAACGAGAAGAACGAGGTGCTGAACGACATGTTGTGGGTCGAGGGCAACCTCCCCACGGGCCTGCGGACCACGCAGCGCACGGGCCTGCCCAACGTCGCCTTCCGGCAGCTGAACACCGGCGTCACGCCGAGCAAGAGCACGGTCGGCCAGGTCGATGACGCCTGCTGCATCCTTGAGGGCTGGAGCGTCCTCGATGAGAAACTCGCCAAGCTGAACGGCAACGTCGAGGCGCTGCGGCTGTCGGAAGCGAAGCCGTTCCTTGAGGCGATGAACCAGCAGTTCGTCCAGACGCTGTTCTACGGCAACACGTCGGTGAACCCGGAGCGCTTCCTTGGCTTCTCGCCGCGGTACGGCGCGATCTCCGGCGCGACCAACGCGCAGAACATCCTCTCAGGCGCGGGCGCCTCGAACAACCTGTCGATCTGGCTGATCGGCTGGGGCGAGGACACGATCTGCGGGATCTTCCCGAAAGGCACCGCCGCGGGCCTCACGCATGAGGATTACGGCCTGCAGACCGTGCAGACGGCGTCGGCCGGCTCGGCGGTCGGACTCACGTCCGGGTTCATGCGGGCGTATCAGGACCGGTTCGTCTGGGAGCCGGGCCTTGCCGTACGTGACTGGCGGTATGCGGTGCGCATCGCGAACATTCAGGTGAGCTCGCTCGTGAACAACAGCTCGCCCGCGAACCTCATCACGCTGATGTCGCGCGCGCTCGACCGTATCCCCTCGCTCAAGGGCTGCATGCCGGTGTGGTACATGAACCGCACGGCGTACTCGTTCCTGCGCCTGCAGGGCCTCTCGAACAGCACCAACGCGGTGACCGTGCAGCCGGCCCTGAACCAGTTCGAGAACGGGTTCGAGGGCGTGCCGATCCGGCGCTGCGATCAGCTGCTCAACACCGAAGCCACCATTTCGTAAGGTCCGTTTCCCCAGGACGCAGGCGAAGGTTCCCCCGGGAACCGGCTCGCAGGGCCGATAGGTCTGACAGGAGAGTTCCATGTTCGTTGACAATGAGAATCAGTTCACCACGGGCGGAACGTCCGGTCAGTCCGTCGCGGCCTTTACCGCCGGCACGACCGCGCTCGGCAACGTGATCGACTCCGGCCCGCTCGGCGGCCAGAACACGCCAAACACCAACGCCGGCCGGGATTTCGGCATGGGTTATCCGGTGTGGCTGTTCTTCCTCGTCGTGACCGCGATCGCGCAGTCGGCCAACACGACGGACATCCAGCTGGTGAGTTCCGCAGCGGCCACGCTCACTTCGCCGAACGTCATGGTCGACCTCACGGGCGGCCCGATCGCGGTGACCGGCAGCAAGCTCGCGACGAGCGGCACGGCGATTCGCATCGAGATGCCGCGCGCCGGGGTGGGCGGCACCACGGGGTGGCTGCGGTACATCGGCATCAACTTCATCCTCGTGACGACCGGCTACACGGCCGGCGTCGTCAACGCCTTCTTCTCCCGCGACATTCAGGACAACCTGCTGTATGTCCCGGGCTTCACGGTGTCCTGATGAGCATCCTCAAAGGCGAAACGTCTCACATCCCCGCCGCCCAAGCGGCCTCGGTCACGCAGCCCATGGTCCGCGTGCGGCTGCGGTTCCGCTCGATCCTCGAGCCCGGCTGTCGCACGGTCGACGCCGGGCACGAGATGGAGATCCCGCAAGCGCACTACGATCCGACGTACCATGAGCTCCTCGGACCGGCCGCTCCGGCGACGGCGGACGAAGTGAAGCTCCTCGACGTCTGAGCCCGCAGGAGGGCCGATCCATGGCTGAGCCCGAGAAGAATCGCCCGCTCAAGTTCAAGGCCCCCTGGCGGGTCGTCGCGACGCAGGCGGGCCTGTACAACCAGTTCTTCATGGAAATCGGCATGGTGTTCGACCTGCTGACCTATCCGGACGGCACCTACCCCGTTGCCGAGCGGCTCGTCCTGAAAAAGGACGAGACCGGTGCGCCGCTTCCCGGCCACGACGGCAATGACCGGTTCATCGCGGCGAACTGGGATTCGACGCCCGTCATCGGCAAGGACGGCATTGCGGTCCACCGCGACTTCGCGCTCGACCTCGGAGCGCGGGCCATGAAGACCGGCCCGAAGAAGGGCGAGGTGATGCGCGTCGGCTGGATGAAGCGCGTGCCGGAGCGCACGCCGCTCGGGCAATACCCGGTCGATGAGAACGGGGTGATTCAAGCCGCGTTCTGGGATCCGCGCGCGCAGCTGCCCCCGACGATGGATGTCGGTTATGCGCCTTGGACGCCCGGCCCGCTCGATCGCAAGCGCAACCACGCGCCGATGCTCGCGCACTACCCCAAGCCGGAACCGGAGTTCGACGACGGGCAGGACGAAGAAGCCGCCTGAGTCGTGGGGATCACTACTCAGACCACGGATGCCGGAACCGGCCAGCGCGACGGGGTCGTGGTCACTTGGTCCGCCATCCCGAACGGCAATCAGGGCGACCCCCACGGCGGTCCGTGGTCCTCGCTCTACGCGTACGTCACCGGTACTTTCGGGGCGGCCGGCTCGGTGCGCCTCGAGGGCTCCAACGACGGCACCAACTGGTTCGCGCTCTCGCCCGCGGCGCTGACGGCGGCCGGGAGTTTCGCGGCGCTGGGGGCGGCCGAGCATCCGAAATACGTGCGGCCGAACGTCACGGCGGGCGATGGCACGACCGCGCTGAACGTCGTCGCCTTCTTCGGCATCCCGCTCGGCCTCGGAACCCGCTGATGGATCTGGTCGACATGGCCATCAAGGCCCCCATCGCCGAACGGATGTATGCCGAGTCGCCGGCCTGCAGTCCTTATCCCTACGGCCTGCGGCTGAATCTCAATGCCGAGCAGCTGGCCGCGCTCGGGATCGAAGGACTGCCCCCGGCGGGCACGACGATGCACCTCGAGGCCGTCGCGGTCGTCACGCGCTCCTCGACCGAAGACCCGGATGCCGACGGCGACGTGGACTACGTGTGCCTAGAGATGCAGGTCACGCAGCTCGCCGTCGAGGAGGGCGAGGGGGGCGAGGACGAGGAAGACGAGCCCGAGACGAAAGTCGATGATCGGGCCGAGCGCATGTACCGTAAGGGGACCCAACCCGCCTGATCCGGGTTGCCGGAGACTGGCGTGGCCTCGCAATTAGACTGTTACAACATGGCGCTCGCCTTTCTGGACACCTCCCAGACGGTCCAGAGCGTCAACGACAACAGCGAGGCCGCCGGCGCCTGTAACCGGTTCTATGACTGGGCGCGGAAGAAGACCCTGGAGCGCGCGTTCTGGGACTTCGCGACGAAAGCCCCCGCTCTCTCGCTCGTGCTCGATCAGTCGACGCTCGCCACAAATGCGGTGGTTTATCCGGGCTGGCGCTACGTGTACGCAAAGCCTCTCGACTGCCTGCGCTTTCTCGCGATCACCACTCAGTACGGCCTGCGGACGAACCCGTTCCGCACGTTCTGGTGGTCGGCCGATCAGCCGTTCATCGGCTGGGGACCGTACCGGCCGCCGTTCGTGGAAGCGATCGATCAGGTCAACACCACGCAGCCAAACCAGTCGATCAACCTGCTCACCGACCAGTCGAGCGCTTATGGGGTGTACGTGACCGACGTCACGAACGTGGGCCTCTGGTCGCAGAGCTTCCTCGAGGCCGTCGCCTGGCAGCTCGCGGTGCCGATCGCCGGACCGATTTCGGCGAACCAGAACGCGAAGAAGAACGCGATCGAGATGGTCGAGCGCTCCATCACGACCGCCTTGCAGGTGCAGTTCGGCGAGCGACAGGACGACGGTTACCCGGATAGCCCGGCGATCACGGCGCGGCAATAGTGTTCGAGACGCCGATCGACCTGATCCAGCCGAGTTTCGCCCGCGGCGAAGTCTCCCCGTTCCTCTTCGGTCGCGTCGATCTTGCCGGCTGGGCGCAGGGCCTGCGGACCTGCCGCAACTTCGTCGTGCGCCCCGAGGGGTCGGTCTCGAACCGGCAGGGGTTCACGTACCTCAATAATTCGATCGCGCCGAGCGGCTCGACCCAGTCGAAGGCTACGATCCTGATGCCGTTCATCTTCTCGGCGACCCAGAGCTATGTGCTCGAGATCGGCGCGAGCACGGCGCAGGTGTTCTCGAACGGCGCGCAGGTGCTTTCGGGCGGCGTCCCGATCAGCTTCGCGACGCCGTGGGCCGCCGCCGATCTTCCGCTCCTGCGCTGGTCGCAGTCCTCGGACACGCTCACCGTCGTCCACCCGAAATATCCGCCCTACGAGATCAAGCGCACGAGCGCGACGAGCTTCACCTGTCTCGCCGCCGTGTACACCAACGGTCCCTTCCTGCAGCAGAACTCGGACGGGGTGACGTTCGTCTACGCGAGCGCGAAGAGCGGCACCGTGACGCTCCATGCGAGCGCCGCGATCTTCAATGCGAACCACGTCGGCGCGCTCTTCCAACTGACCCAGCAGGACGTGTCGACCATTACGCCCTGGCAGTCCGAGCGACAGATCGCCGGGCCTTCCCCGCTTGCCTCCCAGACCGTCGGCCTGCAGCGCAGCTCCAACCTCAAGAATTACGCCTCTGTCTCTTCGGTCCTGCAACCGTTCAATCCCGCGAGCCAAACGGTCTGCACCGGGACGACCGCCCCGCAGCACAGCCAAGGGGTGCAGGCGGACGGCGACGGCGGCAACGTCCCGACCCTCGGGTTCTGCGGCATGAACTGGGAGTATCAGGACTCCGGGTTCGGGATCGTGCTGATTACCGGCTATACGAGCCCGACGCAGGTCACGGGCGTCGTGCAGCCGAATTACCCCGGCGGCCCGGGCCTCCTGCCCGTAACGGTCGTCGGAGGCCCTCAGGTGACCGTGGGACCGCTCACGTTCAGCGGCACGGGATCCGCGACGGTGTTTTCCCCGCTCACCGGCATGACCTCGACCGATCCGTCGAAGTACTACGTGACGGTCGGCGGGGTCTATCAGCCGCCCGCGCTCTACTCGATCAGCGGGGCCGGCGGGAGCATCACGTTCCTGAACCCGCCGGCCGCCGGCACGAACAACGTGTCGGTCTCGCAGATCACCCTCCTCGGGCAGACGACGTATTGGGCATTCGGAGCGTTCAGCGCGGATCAGGGATACCCCTCTGCCGTCACCTACTTTCCGGACCGGCTGATTCTCGCCGCGACCCAACAGCAGCCCGTGGGCGTCTTCGGTTCGCAGACCTCGCAGTACCACAATTTCGGGGTGAGCAATCCGGTCGTCGCGTCCGATGCGTTCACGGTCTTCCTGAACGCCCGACAGCTGAACGCGATCTCCGACCTGATCCCGCTGTCGGACCTGCTGCTCGGTACTTCCAACATTATCTGGCGACTGTGGCCGGGCTCGACTGGTACGGCGCTCGGACCGCTCGCGATCAGTGCGAACCCGCAGAGCTTCTACGGCCAGTCGCCGACCTGTGCCTCGGTGCTCTTCGGCGACTCGGCGATCTTCCCAGAGTACGACGGACGGCGGCTGCGCGACCTCATCTATCAGTTCGCCTACGACAAGTTCCTCGGGCAAGAACTCACGCTCTACTGCCATCACCTCATCCCGTTCGGAACCCAGTTCCAGCGCCTGGCGTACAAGCCCGATCCCATCGGCCAGTTCGTGTTCGGGCTGCGCTCGGACGGAGTGCTGCTCTGTTGCACGTACCTGCGCGAGCAGCAGCTGGTCGGCTGGTCGCATTGGGACACGCAGGGCACGTTCGAGGACATCTGCGTCGTCCCCGAAAACAACACCTTCGGGCTCTACGCGATCACGAACCGCACGATCAATGGGGTCGCGAGTCGCTTCGTCGAGCGGCTGTCGCAACGCGAAGTTTCAACGATTTACGACTATAAGTTCCTCGACTGCAATCTGACGTATGACGGGCGGAACACGAGCGCGGTGACGATGACCGCGAGCGGCCTCACCTCGCTCCTGGCGGGCGGGACCGGCACGCTCACGGCCTCGAGCGCGAGCGGCTGGGCGACGTTTCTCGCCACCGACATCACGAACAATAACGAGATCTGGATCTTCCAGACGTTCACGTTCGCGACGTCGGTCGCGGGACAGGCCGGGGGGACGCTGACGAGCGCCGTCACGGCCGGCACCTACGTCGTGCAGTTCAGCGATGGGGAATCGCAGGCGATGACGGTCGCGAGTGACGGAGTGACCTGCACGTGGTCCTCGCCCCTCGCGACGCCCGTGCAGGTGTTGAGTGCGACCTGCCGCTGCCGACTGCTGCTGACGGGGTACACGAGCTCGACGGTCGCGACCGTGCGCCTCAAGGATCCCTGCCCGAATGGCCTGAACAACGTGGCCACCGCGGTCTGGACGTTCGCGCGCACCACCTTCTCCGGCGCCACGCAGCTCGCCAATACGCCCGTGGTCGCGCTGGTCGATGCAAACGTGGTCGGGATCTCGGCGGCCTCCAGCGTGCCGAATGGGGCGCTGTCGGTGTCGAATACCGGCATGGTGACGTTACCGAACGCAGGCGGCGTCGTGCAGATCGGCCTGCCGTACCTCTGCGACTTTGAAACCCTGCCCTTGAACGAGCAGGGCCAGCAGACGATCCGGATGCGCGCGAAGTCGGAGCCGGTCATTTATCTCGACGTGACCGAGACCCGGAACTTCCTCGCGGGCACCGATTTCAGCACCGCCGATCAATGGCCGCTCAAGCAGCGCGCTTTCGAGCCGTATGTCGCCGCAACGAGCCTTGCCGACGGCATCCTCTGGACGCGGGTGAACTCCTCGCTCTCCAGCGAATGCCACACCTGCATTCGCCAGAACATGCCTCTGCCGATCAGTATCCGGGGTCACATCCCGAGCGTCATGATCGGCGAACCCATCAGCTGAGGAACTATGGCCGACGAGAAAATATCTGCCTTGAGCGCGTTCCCCGCCGCTGCACTGACGGGCGCGGAGATCTTCCCCGCGTACCAGTCAGGAGCCGCAGACACGGTCGGCGTGCTCGCCTCGCAGATTAAAACGTATGCCGGGGTTCCGAGCGGAGTGGCCGTAGGAGATGTGTTGACGGATAACGGCCCTGGAGTGGCGGCGACCTTCCAAGCGCCCGCGAGTCAATCGGGCCGGTTAATTTCGACTCGCGCGGTTCCGATCATCTATACCTACACGGGCAGCGGATCGACCTACACGCCTTCTCCCGGAGTGAACTCGATCTACGTCGTGTGCATCGGCGATGGCGGCGGCGGAGCGGGAGCGGGATATACCTCACTCGGTTCTGTAGGCGGTGGCGGTGGATCAGGGGGATGGACCTCAGGGTTTTTCAGCTTGGCTTCGCTCGCCGGGGCCATCACGGTAACGGTCGGATCAGGGGGTTCGGGAGGCGCGTCGGGGTTCAACGCGGGCAGTGCAGGATCGGGGTGCTCCATCCAAGCAGCGACTTCTGGAACGATGCTGGCCTGTAATGGCGGAAGCGGAGCCTATGCCACCACAGACGGTCAATATTTGGGGCGCCCTGGAGCGGGAGGTACTGTCACTACCGCCGGCACCCTCTTCAGCGCCGGTAATCAAGGGGGGACAGGAAATAAAATCGCTTCCACCAATTTAGCAGTGGGAGGAACAGGCGGCGGCACCCCGTGGGGAGCCGGAGGTAACGGCGGGTCATCGGTGTCCACTGGGCAAGCGGGCGGTACTACTTCCAGTTACGGTGGTGGAGGAGGAGGCGGGTGTGCCAATTCGGTCGCTTTTGCGGGCGGCAGAGGCGGCACGGGCGCGATTCTCATCTGGGAATACTCGTGAGGGTTCCCTTCTAATGGCGACTTACCGGTTCCTGCGCGAGTCGGGGTCGGGTTGTCTCCTGCGGGAATCGGCGCCGTATCCCAATGGCAGCGGCTACCTGATCCGTGAATCGGGAGTTACCTCAATTCGGGTGCAGGCCGTAGCGCCAGGATTCTACGGGCGCAGCTTTCGCAATGTCGGCGATGTGTTCGATATCACTCCCGAAGCGTTCTCTGATTCGACGGTGAGTCTCGTGCCGATCGGGAATCCCGATTACCCGCTCTACGGATGGATGCTGCAAGTCGCGAGCACCACTCCGCTCTCCACTTACTCGCTTTCCACAGGTCAAGGGCTTTCCGATCCGTACCAAAGCGTGATGGGCGTCGATTCCGCAGGGCATCCGCTCTGGTCGATTCCGAGGACGGTCGTATGACGGTGCGCGTGGAAGTCGCCCGGGCGCATCACATCCCGCTCATCGTGCGCGGACTGCGGGAGCGAGATCGCGCCGAAATCCGCGCGGGATGGGGCGAACCGGAATACGCGATGCTGCAGGCGGTCTATTTTTCTCCGACCTTTGCGCGCGTCGCGTTCTGGGAACTCGAGCCGCTCGCTCTGTTCGGGATGCGCCCTTTGAGCGTGCTCGGCGGTTCGGCCGAAGTCTGGTGCTTCGGCACGGAGGCCATCGATCGGCACCGCTTGGCGTTCCTGCGCGCCTCCCGATCGCAGGTGCAGGCGATGTGGCGCCGCGCGCCGATCCTCACCAATTACGTCGACGTCAACGATGCCGCTGCCCTGCGCTGGCTCGCGTGGCTCGGCGCGAGGCAATCTTTGCCGCCCGAATCCCGCGGTGGGACACTCTTCGCGCAGTTTTTCCTGACTGCGCCACAGAGAGGGGCCAAAACGTGTCAGCGGGATTGACCGCCGGAGCGGGACTGCTGCAAGGCGTCGGCCAGTACGAAGCCGGACAGACGCGCAGCAACCTCTTCCGCCAGAACGCCGCGATTGCGACCGCGCAGGGGCAGTCGGAAGCCGAAGCGGGCGCGACGAACGCGAGCATGATCCGCATGCGCGGGCAGGCGCTCGAGGGGACGCAGATCGCCAACATCGGGGCGAACAACCTCACCCAAGGCGGAACGAACGCGCAGGTGGTCGCAAGTTCGGCGGCGATCAATGAACTCGACGCCCTGAACACCCGCAACAATGCGTTGCGCCGGGCGTGGGGGTTTGAGGTGCAGCAGGCGTCGGATGCCTTTCAGGCGAAACAGGCATCGCAGGCCGGCGATTTCAACGCGGCCGGGTCGATCCTGGCGGGCGGTGCAAAGAGCTACAAAGAAGAACAGCAGACGGGAAGCTGGTTTTAAGCCATGCCGACCGTTCCGAACCTCGAGACTCCGACCGTCCAGACGGAGCCGCTCCCTGGACGCGCGTACCCGCGGCTCGATGACAACGTCAACCCGGCCGCGTTCGGCACGGGACTCGCGGCGGGGCTCGAGGACGTGTCTGCGGCGGTCACCGACGAGCAGGCAAAGCAGAAGCTGCAGAACGATCAGCTGCGCGTGATCGATGCGAACACGCAGCTTGAGGCCGGGCGCACCGCGCTCCTGTACGGCACTCCGGACCCGCAGACCGGCGAGCGCACGGGCGGGGCCTTCTCCTATCACGGCGCGGACGCATTGAACCTCCCGGCGAAGATCCTTCCGGGATACCAGCAACTCGCGAGCCAGATCAGTTCGACCCTCACCCCCGACCAGCAGCGGCTGTTTGCGGCGCATATCTCGGCCGGTGCGAACGACCTCAACCTGCAGCTGAATCGCTACGAGTACGAGGAATCGAACCGGCTCGCCGATCACACGTATGCGTCGGCAGTGAATCAGGCGGTCGAGGGCGCTTCGGTCGGCTGGCGCGATCCGATACAGATCGGGAAGTCCCGAGCGGACATCAAGGCGCTTGTCGACATGCAGGGCAATCGGGAGGGCTGGAATCAGACCGAGAAGGACGCGCAGGCGCAGAAACTCCTCGCCGAGATGCACTTCTCGGTGGTCGACCGGATGCTGGCGGACGGCAAGCCGCAGGCGGCGCTCGCGTACTTCGTCGGGACGAAACAGGAACCCGGGATCCGGGATTCCAACGAGCTCACCGGCGAGCAGGCGCACCAGCTCGGCAGCGCGATCGATGCGGCGATCAAGGAGGGTCAAGTGCAGCAGCAGACCCTGACCGCCGCGAAGGTCCGAGACGTGCGGACCGCCGCGATCAACGGGCAGTTGATCCCGCCGTCGGCCATGCCGAGCCACGCGGAGCTGCAAGCCTATGACCCGTCCGGCGCGACCGAGAAGGCGATCCGTGCCGACATCACGATGGGCTCGGACATGAAGAGCCTGGCCGGGCTCTCTCCGGCCGAGATGCAGGCGAAGGTCGAAGGATATCGCCCGACGACGGTCGAAGGCGCGGCCGAAGGCTATGAGCGGTACAACGCCATCGGAGCGGCGGCGCAGCGCGTGCAGGCTGAGCGGTCGAAGGACCCGCGGCAGTTCGCGATTGATAATCAGCTCGGCAGCAGCCCGATCAACTGGTCGGATCCTCAGGCCGCCGGACAGGAGATCCGCGCGCGCTTGGCGTCACTCCCGCAGCTGTCGTCGACGTTCGGCGGGTATGTCCCGCCCCTCACCCGGACCGAGGCCGGGCAGCTGGCGCATTCGTGGGAGACGCAGACGCCGGCCGACCGGCTGCGCTCGATCAACGCCCTGCAGAGCGCGGTGGGCGACGATCACGGGTTCCAAGAGATCATGCACCAAGTCATGCCGAGCTCGCCGGTCACCGCGATCGTCGGCACGCAACTCTCGCAGTCGAAGCCCCAGAACGCCCCGGTCTGGTTCGACCAGCATTTTGCGCCCCAGCCGGCCGATCAGGTGCGGATCCTCGCGGGCGAGGCGCTGGTGAACCCGCAAGGCGCCGAGAAAGCGGGCGAAGGCAAAGGGGGCTTCAAGGGAGCGTTTCCGCTTCCCCCCGATGGCGGACCCGCGGGCCTGCGCGAGCAGTATTCCGATGCGGTCGGGGATCTGTTCCGGGGACGTCCCGAACTGGCGGACGCCTACTACGGCGCGTTCAAGGGTGCCTATGCGGCGCTGCTGTCGGAGAAGGGGGATCTCTCCGGCAACGGCGACGGGAAGCTGCGCGATCAGGCGTTGAAAATGGTGCTTGGCAATACCGCCGAGATCAACGGCCGGAAACTCGGGGTACCTCCTGGAATGGACCCCTCGCGCCTCGAGGCCCTGGCGCAGAACGCGGTCGCGGCGCGCGCGAAGGAATCGAACGCTCCGGCCGATTGGGCCGACAAGATCAAGGGGTACCAGCTGCTCGAGGTGGGCGGCGTCGGGAGCGGGCGGTACGAGCTCGTGAACGGCAACGCCCCGCTCGTGCGCCCGGATGGCCGCGGCGTCTTTGAGATCGACGTGCGCAACCAGTACCTGCCGGGCCACGCGCGCGGGACACCGGCCGATGTCGCCCGGATGGCCGCCGCGCAGCGCACCGCCGATCCGGCCGCCCCGCTCGTCCCGCCGACCTCTCCGACTGCGGGCAATCCGGTGCCGAAGCCCCCTGAACGGACCGAGCCCGCCGTGACGCCGCCTGCGGTGATCCGATCAGGGGGCACTGGCCGAGCGCGTCCGTCACAAGGACCGAGCACCGAATGAGCAGTCCGTTCCCCCTCGAGGAAGCGGCGCAGCAGGACACCGGACAACCGGTCTGGGATCCGTGGAAGTCCCCCGCGAAACCGGACTGGTATGCGGGATTCGGCTACACCGAGGACACGGCCTACCTCGGCCCGACGTACCGCCTGGCGGCGATGCCCGGGGCGGCCGTCGCGAAAGGAGAGTTGCTGCTCGGCGGCGCCCTGCACGCCTTCGGCTATCAGGATCCGGCCGCGCTCGCCGCCAACTACCAGACCCCCGATCCGATCCTGAAAAAGCTGGACGCGGCCGGCGAGGTGATCAAAGCCGACGCGAAGGAACGTCTGAAAGCCCTCACCCCTGATCCTGCGACCACGGGCTCGGTGCTCCAGACGCTCCACAGCCTCGGGGAGGGCGTCAGTACCGCTCTGGTGGGATCGGCCCTTGGCGGCCTTCCTGGTGCGTTTGGCGCGCTGTCGACTACGGAAGGCAATGCGGCCTACGAGTCCTTGCGCGATCAAGGCGTGGCGCCGGGCACCGCCGGCAGTGTGGCGACGGTCCGGGGGCTGCTCGCCGGGGCCGGAGCGGTGACGCCGATGGTGTTCGGGGCGAGCCTCTTGCCCCGGCTCGTGACCGGAGCGGCCACGAACGTTGCCTTCGGGACCGTGGGCCGGGCGGCGGACTCCGAGCTCCTGCGCCGCGGCGGCTATGACGAGATGGCCGATCAGGAGGCGACCTTCGACCGTTCCCAGATGCTGATCGATGCTGCGCTTGGGGTCGGGTTCGGAGGCTGGGCGCACGTCCACGCGGTTTTGGGTGGGGAAGCGAACTCGAAAAAGCTGGCCGACCTGATGGCCGCCGACCCGGCGCTGCGCGATGCCGCCCTGACGGCGAACCTGGCGCTGCGGGACCGGGCTTCGGGGCCGGGGGTTCCGGTCTCGCCGGGGGATGCGAACGCGCACACGGCGGCCCTGGAGCGTGCGGTGCAGCAACTGCAGGACGGCGCGAAGGTGAACGTCGCCGGCACCGGCGTCGAGGACTCCACCGTCGTGACCCGGGGCGGCACGGAGAATCCCGAGATCGGGGCGCTCCTCGAGCAGGCACTGCGGCAAGCCGGGGTGCTCGAGCACGCCCAAGCGCTCGACCAGATGGAAGCGGTGCTCGGGCGCAAGCTCGCCGGGGAACCGGAACCCGCGCCCGTTGCCGCCGCCGAGATCCCGAAAGGCGAGAACCTGACCCCGGAGCAGCAGGGGATCGAGGAGCGCTTCGCCCGGCAACTCACCAGCGATCCCGCCGCCGCCGAGCGCGCTTACGCCGAGAACGAGGACACGGGCGGCGGCAAGATCCTGAACACCGACACCGCCCGCGAGCTCTCGCCCGATTACCTCAAAGACCGTACCCAGTCGGCGGCCGTGCACGAGCCGGCCTCGTGGTTCATCAAACGCCTTTATGCCCGCAAGCTCGCCGCCGCGCCGGCGCCGGGCGAGACGCCCACCGTGCTCTTCACCGCCGGAGGGACGGGCGCCGGCAAGTCGACCGCAGTGCGCCAGACGATCCAAGCGGAAGCGAACCGCGCGCAGCTCATCTACGACACCAACATGAACGGCCTGAAAAGCTCGATCGCGAAGATCGAGCAGGCGCTCGCCGCCGGCAAGAAGGTAAAGATCGCTTACGTGTTCCGCGACCCGATCGAAGCGCTCGTGAACGGCGCGCTGCCGCGGGCGATGCGTCAAGAGCGGGAATTCGGCAGCGGGCGCACCGTGCCGCTGAACGAACACCTTGCCACGCATGTCGGCTCGAACGAGGCAATTCGACAGATTGCAGAGCGCTATCGAGGCGACAACCGGGTCGCGATCCAAGTGATTGATAACTCGCGCGGGGCGAATCAGGCGCGCGTGATCCCCCTCGCCGATCTACCCAAATTGGAGTACAGTAAGCTCCGTGAACAAGCCCACACAGCACTCGAGCAGGAACGCGCCAAGGGCGTCATCTCCGAAGCCGTCTACCAAGGTTTCCGAGATCGATCCGGCGCCGGCAGCGAGTCCGACGGACGACTGGGCGGACAGCTGGGGCCAGGAGCTGGCCGACCAGTTGAACCGGAACGTCCGGGACAACGTGCCGACCAGCTGACCGGCGAGACCGTTTCGACGGCGGCTGGCCGCGCCGTCCAAGTGCGCCCGCGCCTAGCCGAACTCGCCGACCTCATTACCTCCGACCAGCCGGCCTTCCCGCCGGAACTCCAGCCCCGCGAGCGCGGTGAGCGACGCGTGCTCGACCAACAGGTGCGGGAGATTGCCGCGAACCTCGTGCCGGAGCGCTTGGGCAACTCGCCCGAGGCCGACCGCGGCGCCCCGATCGTCTCCCCGCAGAACGAGGTCGAGAGCGGCAACGGCCGCGTCATGGCGCTGCGGCAGGTGTACCAAGGGAACCCGGAGAGAGCGGCGGCCTACCGGGCGTTCCTTGAGGCGCAGGGCTACGACGTTTCCGGGATGAAACAGCCTGTGTTGGTGCGCGAGCGCGTGACGCCGATGACGATGGCCGAGCGCACGGCCTTTGCCCTCGAGGCGAACCAGTCGGCGACCGCTTCGCTCTCAGCCGTCGAGCGCGGCGCGGCGGACGCGCGACGCCTGGATACGGATACCCTTTCGATGCTGACAGACGGGGAGATCGATTCGCGGGCAAACCAACCGTTTGCCCGCGCCTTTCTCGATGGCATCCCCCTCTCCGAACGCGCCGGCCTGCTGAACCCAGACGGCTCCCTCAATCAGGACGGAATCCGCCGGATTCAGGCGGCGATCCTGACGAAAGCCTACGGGGGGACCGAGCACTCGGCGGCGATCCTCGGGCGCATGCTGGAGTCGACCGAAGGCGAGCAGCGGAACCTCCTGGGCGCGCTCCTGGATGCGGCGCCTGCGTTCGCGCGGCTGCGGCAGATGGTGAGCGACGGCGTGCTCGGGGAGCAGTACGACGTCACCGAGCGGGTACTCGCGGCGATCGAGGACGCGAAGAAGCTACGGGAATCCGGTCAGTCGCTGAGCGAGCACCTCTCGCAGGCCGACATGCTGACCCCGCGCGATCCGGTGCAGGACGCGATCCTCAAGGCGTTCTACGACAAGGCGGGCAAACGTGCCGCCGGCCGAGCGAAGATCAAGGATGCGCTGATCGATTACGTGAACCGCGCCACCGCGCAGCGGCTCGACCAAGGCAACCTGTTCGGCGATCCGCCACTCGCGGCCGACCGGCTCCTTGAGGCGACCCTCGCGGGGCGCAAGGAAGAAGCCCCGCCACCGACGTCGCTCGACATGTTCGGCCTGCGCACTCCGCAGGGGAAGAAAGCCGAAGCGCCCGCCGCGCCGCCGCGCCGGGCCGAATTTGAGCCCGTGCATGCCACGGCGGAGGCCGCTGCGGTCGGACCCGACAAGCCCTTCCTCGCCCTGCGCTTTGCGGATCGGCCCGACCTCGAAGGGCGCAACGCGGGAAACCCGGAAAGCCTGGCCGGCTACCTCATGGATACGGAGGACTGGGAGAAGCCTCAAGCCTCAGGCGTTGAGAAGAGCCACACAATCTATGTGCACGAAGTGACTCCAAAAGAACCGTGGGGACCTTACGCCGAGCTGATCGGGGGCAAAGAAC